ATTATTTGGTGAATTTGTTTAAATAAATTTAATCTAACTTCAGGGGCTATTTCAAGCGTCAGGCCAAAAAAAGTTAATCCCTATTGGGATTGTGACCTCCTCTTCACTATCTAACTCTACTGTTAGATCTATATCTGGTTGAGTATCTCTAATATGTTCTCTTAAAGCTCTTGAATCTATAGCTAATAAATAATTATCTACAAATTCTCTAACTGTTTTTCTTTCTGTGTCTCCATTTACAGATAAAATCATGTGTTTTAATCTAGTAGATAATTCAGGTGAAGCATTTTTATTTATCTTTTTAACACCTTTAATTTCCTGTTCTATTTTATGTTCATCATGACCATCTAAAATTTTATACATAACCTCGGTTCCTGTATGAGGTAATTTAAAAGAAAATTCATTTTTACCTTTGATAATACTAGACTCATTAAATTTTTTATTTTCTAAACTAGATAAATCTACGGTTTGTTCTTCTCCTTTATATTCAAAACTATAGTTTTTTCCGTATCCTAATACACGAGCTGCTACCATAACAGCATTTTTATCCCCAACAATTAAATCTTTATAATTAATATCTTTATTTACTATTAAAGATTCTATTAATTTATCTAAAACATTGCCTTTTTGAATGTATGCTTGATTAGTTAAAATATCTTCTTCCTTAGCGGTCATATATTTTATTTCTATTTTACCACTAGATAAAGGACTATCTTCTGAGTATAATAAACCTTTTGAGGGTAATTCTACTTCTTCAGTAGGGAATTTAAATTCTGCCATAATCTTAATTTATAAAACTTTATTATAAATACCAATATAAAAAAAGAGCTTGACATAGCCAAACTCTCTCTTAAAAAATATGTATTTCTTTTTAGAAATTTAATACACAGTAGTCAACCCCTAGTGTTACTTCTATTTGTTTTGCTTCATTTTCAGTATCCCAGTTATAATCTCCAAATGTAGCTTCTTTAACAAAAGCACCTTTTATAATCCATTCTGAAACTATATCACCTACTGGTCCTAAAACATCTAAAGTTAAATCTTTTTTATAGAAATCTGAATAACCATCTCTACCAGTAACTGATTCATGATGTAATCTTACCCATTCCATTACTGCTTGAGCACCTGAAGGTGTAATTGGATCAAATAATGTCATGGTAATATCATTCCATACGGATTTACCTTTTACTTTTCTTAATACATTCATGTGATTTAATACTACTTCACCTTGTGTTAAGGAAACAGCACTTACTCCTTTAACTATAAAGCTTGGAACGCCGTCCATATAAAGGATAAACCTGTTAGCCTGCTTTGGTTCAAAAGCGGTAAAAAATATTTCGTTTGGATCTAATACTGGCATGTTATTCTAATTTATTTCTTGTTATAAATATCTAATTTTTTAATTTTTAATACCCTGCTCCACCACTTGCAGCATCAAATGTAGCTCCTGTTGGTTGAATATTAAAGTCTAGGTATATAAATTCAGCTGTTCTAGTTGGTTGAATATAGATTTGACCTATTAACTGATTTCTATCTATAACATCTGGTGTGTTATTGCTATCATCCATTACTACTTTAAAGGCATATAATCCTTGTCTTTGTTGTACACTTTCCATGTAAGGATTAACCTGGCTTAAGAAAGTATTTCTAGTAGCAACTGTGTTTTGTTCAAATACTAAATTATCTGCTATTTGAGAAATAAATGATTTAAGAGCTATTAATAATCTTCTAACGTTTACTCTATCTAAAGCACTTGCTTTTTTCTGTAGTGTTTTTTGTCCAAATACTACTACTCCTGTATTTGGGAATGTAGCTATTGGGTTAACATTATTAGAATATAAAGTATCTCTATTACCATTTGTTAAAGCTCTTTCTGTTCTTAGCACTTGTGATAATCCTCCTCTATTTAGTCCAGCTGGGGCAAACCAAGCTTCTCCTGCTCTATCATTAAATGCATACACTCCCGGTATCATTGTTGAAGCTGGTACCCAAACTTGTTGTCCTGTATCTGGGTCTAATGTTTGTAACCAAGGCCAATATGCTGCAGCATATGAAGAATCTACTCCTGAAGCTCCTGCTGTTACTTGAGCTAAATTTGAATTATATTCTCTTAAATCTATTACAGCTAAATTATCACCTCTAGTTTGGGCATTATTTACTAATGTTGTTAAAGGTGAAGAATGGTTTTGTCTTGTTAAACCTGGAGCTGTAATAATATTGTAATTAAATAAATCTTTATTAGATAATAAATTTATAGAATCCGAATAATTACCTGCTATTAATCCCTGAGTATCAGTTCCATCTATATTTTCATAAAATTGTCCTGCTCTTCCTACAAAAGGGGCTCCTGTAGCTCCTGTGAATGAACCAGACCCTGCTAAAGGAATTGAACCTGTAAATTGAGTTTTAGCACTTCCATTATTATCAAAATAGTTTAATGTTTTTTTATCAACTGATTTTACTCTTACAAATTGACTTAAAGTATTATAGGTTCCTTCATTTTTAATATAATAATCTGAACCATCATTAGCTACTACTTGTTTAGAATTACCTATTACTTTTTCAATATAATTTGAAGCATTTGGATCTAATGATAAATCTGTCCAAGTTTCTAATACTGTTTTTGAAGTTTGTGTATCATCACCTCTTCTAATTAATAAACTAAATGTACCTGTTGCAGTGTTAGGTTGTACTATTTCCCATCTTAAATTATCCTTAGAACCGCTAGGTAAAATTCCATTAGTTCCTAGTGTTGAAGTACTATTAGCTATTACTCCTTCTGTTAATGTTTCTAAGGTAAAAGCATTTGATACTCCTGTTCCGTTAACTCCTCCTCCTAATGTAATTTGAGTAGAAAAACTAGAAGCAGATCCTGTAGATAACGTAGATCCATTAAAAGCAGTTCCTACTGCAGATCCTGATAATCCTAATACAGCTCCTGCACTTGAGGCTGAGAATAAAGAAGAAATATTTGAATTAATTTCATCTCTTAAATTAGCTGCAGTACCCGTGGCATTAGAACCCGTAGAAAAGAAATATAAATTTCCATCTGCATCATCTTGTGGAAGTGGATTTCCTGAAGCAATAAACCTATGTGTAACACCACTATGTATAATTCTAGCTTCTTCTCCATCAGCAAAAGCAGCTACTAAAGTTACGCTACCAGTAGCTCTAGCCCCTCCGGTAACACTTACATTGTTGGTAATTATTGAACTAGTTGCAGAAGTATAAGAACCTGATACTACCCTAGTTACTAGTAATGAATCTCCACCTTGTTGGAAATAATTGTATGCTGAAATAGAAGTAAAATAAGTGTATTCTACACTTCCACTTTCTACTATACAGCCAAACTTGTTTTTATAATCTGAAAAAGAGCTAACAAGTGTTGGGATTCCAACTGGTCCTTTTACTGTAGGACCTAAAATTGCTGCTCCGGCTTGTATGGGTTGTGCGGAGATAAATGTATTATCATTTTCTCTTGCTAATACGCCTGGTGATAAAAGTACTTCTGCCATTTTTTAATGAATTAATTTTGTTATAAATATTACAGAAGCTCTTAAAAATGCGACTAAGCTTTAATAAATTCGCCGCTTTCTAAATTTACTGTTCCTTGCCCATATTTTTTTTCTATTTCTTGAGCAGTTGTAGTTTGATTACTCTCCAGAGCTTCTAACTGTTGTTGTATTAAATTTTTTTGTTTAGTAAAATATGTTAATTGATATTCTACTTGACCTAATCCATAGATTAAATCATTTTGTTGTTTTTGTAACGAAGTTAAAGTTTCAACTTCTTCTTTTGATAAAACTGTGTTTTTAGCTGTCTTTGCCATGTTTATAAATATTAATTGTTTATTTAAAATTTAATAATACTTAAAAGTATCATAAAACCATTTGTAATTATTCTTAACCCAATTTGCTGCTTGGGTACCTAGAACCTGATTATAATCTTTTTTTACAGGTTCAACTTTACTTTTTATAGTGTGATCACCATACATACCATATACTTGATCATCTTCTTGAGTAATTTGTTCCACATTATTAAAATCATGTTTAAATTGTGGTAATTCTAAAAAATTGTAAACTTTTTCTATTTCTTTTTGAGGATTTTGTGTTAGATTTTCAAACTTAATAAAAAGCATTTTTTCATTTATACCTTCTTTTATTATTTGGTATAATCTTTCCATTGCAAGTCCCACAGGCTGAGATCCAACCCATATATCTATTCTTTTTTCTGTTGTGGTACCCGTCATTTCTGCATGGTTAACTAAACCAGAATCTTGATGTTGATTTTTTCTAAAGTTTTTTTCCATAGAAGCCATTATAGCTCTAGGATCTCTAATCATACAAATAATTTTAGGATTAGGATAAAATGAATTTAAAAAATTGTAATGTACCCCCCATCCTCTACTTTTATCTATAACATATTTTTTATCTGTAATAGATTCAAAAAAATTATATACTCCTCCGGCACAAAAAGATAAAAATGCTTTTTTCATTGTATCAGCATCTTGAGCTTTAAATTCAGGTGAATCTGAATAATTAGATCTTGCTGCGTAAACTAGCTCTAAAACTCCTGATGTAGGTGTTACATAAAAATCAGGATTTTGCCCCATTA